CTGGATGGTGCCTGCCAGCGGCAATGCCGTTCGCTGGTGCCGCTGCACTGAGATCACCGACGCCATCGCTGATCTGGTGTTCGGTTGCTGAACCGACCATCGGGGGGGTTGCATCCTCCCCCTGATGCTCTACAATACGATCAACGGGGGAAGGGAAACTGACCCCCACCACCAAACCTGAAGAACCATGTTCTCCACCACTCTCACCCACTCCACTGCTTTCGGTGCCACCTATCAGTGGGCAATCCTGTCGGTTCTGCCGATGGATGACGGCAGCGGTTGCACCACTCAGGACGGGATGCGCCCCACCGACATCAATGCGGTTCTGGGGATGCCCAATGAGGCACGCACCGCCCTCTCCATCACCCTCAAGCGGATGGCAGCAGAGGGACTGATCAAGCGTCACGAACTCGGTTCCCGCTGGGTTGAATACACCCGCCTCCTGCCCCTCCGCAAGCGTGAGCGGATCGCCCGCCTGATCTTCAACTGATCCGATCGGGGGGTTGCATCCGCGCCCCCCATCCTGTAGAATTCCAGAGCAAACCGCAACCGACTCATGACCGACACCGACTTTCAGTTCCGCGTCGTCATCCCCACCGCCGATGGTATGGAGGTGCTGGGTTACTTTCGCTCCCTGCTACGCGCCGCCACCTTTCAACAGGCGATCATCCTGGAGGATGGTCTGAAGGTGGAGGTGGAGTGGTTCCGCAACGGTTACTGGTGGAGCGACTGGGGTTGACCCTCAGCGGGGCGGGTTGACCATCCGCCCCTTTCCCTGTAGAATTCCAGAGTCAACCGCAAACGACCGATGACCACCATCGCCACCGCCTTTCACGATCTGACCAGCAACGACCTCTGGGATGAACTGATCTGGCTGCAGGATCAACCCTCTACCAAGGCGAACATCAAATCCTATCGGGCGATTCTGCAGGAACTTGAGATCCGCGCCGAGCGGCGGGAGTATCTGATCAACCACTTCTGCTGACCCCTACGGGGCGGGTTGACCATCCGCCCCTTATGCTCTACAATTCTCTCAGTTCACACCCCAGACCGATGCGCTTCTCTCCCGCCTCCCGCCTGACCGATCGCCAGATCCTGTGGGTCGCCTATCGCAACGACGGCAGCAAGTTCAATCGGATCACTGACCCTACGGGTCACACCGCTACTCTGCTCGCCGCCCAGTGGGCAGAGACTCACGCCAGCGACGTACAACCTCTGGTGATCTGATGATCCTTATGGGGGACGGTCCTGAGACTGTCCCCCTCTGTTCGTTCTTTGGGCAGGGCAGTTGTATGATATAACGATATCGTTATGGCGGGCGCCGTGCGCCCCCCCTTATTAAAAAATGGGTCCTATGTAACCTACAAAGGTCCCCAAGAGACCAAGAATTATTCAACAAGAACTCCGCCAAATTTCCGAGTAGATTCCGTGTATTATAAAAAAATTTCCCGTAGAAAAAATCGCCCTCAAACCCCTTACTGGAATTTTTGGAAAGTAGTTCTTGCAGGGTGGTTAATAAGGTATCCGAAGGTAGTGTTATTACCACTCGGGTTTATTTTGGTGCTTATATATAAAGCGGTTGTCAATTAATTAATAATGGAAAAAATTTACCACATATACGCCAAGGAACGCTGCCTTTTCCATTCTCTGAAGGAAGAAGAGTTTGAAATTACTTGGAATACATTAAAGAATATGGTAGGTTTAATGAAGACCGACTATAGTGTGGAGGACCTCACATTTGTGGAACTCACATCAAATAAGAACCTAAACTTAGAGTCTTCTCATTGACAATTGACTGATTAAACGATAAAATTTGAAGGAAGTAATGTTATTTCTATGGCAAAAGGATTTACAGTAAAAGCAAACCCACCGAAGCCGACCGAGACTGATAGTTGGGACTACGGTGCGATCAAAGAAAGAATGAAAGGAAAATCGATTGTTTTCTGTCTTCCTGGCAGAGGGTGTTCGTTTATCTTTCTGAAAGCATTTGTGCAATTGTGTTTTGACCTTGTACAAAACGGAATGAGTATTCAAATTTCTCAGGATTACTCTTCAATGGTTAACTTTGCACGTTGTAAAGTGTTGGGTGCCAATGTTCTCCGAGGACCGAAGCAAGTTCCCTGGGACGGTAAGTTGGACTATGATTACCAACTGTGGATTGATAGTGATATCGTCTTCAACACCGAGAAGTTCTGGCAACTCTGTGATCTTGCTCTCTCTGAAGAGGGTGAAGAGAAGGAAGTTGTTGCTGGTTGGTATGCAACAGAAGATGGTCACACAACCTCCGTTGCACACTGGCTTGAAGAAGATGATTTCCGCAAGAATGGTGGTGTGATGAATCACGAAACCGTTGATTCGATTTCCAAGCGTAAGAAACCATTTACAGTTGATTACACTGGATTCGGTTGGGTTCTGATTAAGAAAGGTGTATTTGAAAATCTAGAATATCCTTGGTTTGCACCTAAGATGCAAGTCTTTGAATCGGGAGCAGTTCAGGACATGTGCGGAGAGGATGTTTCATTCTGTCTCGATGCAATTGCAGCAGGATTCAAGATTTGGTGTGATCCTCGTATCCGTGTTGGTCACGAAAAAACCCGCGTTATCTGATGACCTTTAATATCTTATATAAAGGACGTAAGATATATCAGAACCTCACACACGAAGAATGTGCTGAGGTTCTTGACAACCTCGCTCAAGAATATTATGATAACGAGGATTATGATATAAATGAAATTGAATTGGAGGAAATCTAATGGCAAAACGACCGTCACTTACAAATAAGAATGCACCAGAACCCAAACTGAAGAAGACACTTCAAGGTCAAGGTGGAAGAACGAAATATGCCGCAACATCCCGTAATAAGGCAAAGAAAAAATACAGAGGACAAGGCAATTAATACAATAAAATGCTTCAATTAGACCCACAGATCCCAGTTGTTACTCCTAAAGGTAATGGCTGGGCATTTTTTTTAATCGACAGATCTCAAGAACACGATCTTGAGTGGGTAGTGTTTCTAGATAGTAATGGAGAATGTTGGACTTTTAAAAATTCTGACATTAGAATTCAAAAAAATTATACTCTCCATAGAGAATAACCTAAAATGTACCATTTAGAAGTTTTTGATGAATGGAACGCAATTCACCCAGATGATTTTTGGGTTTATAGTAAATTATTCTTAAATACTCGTTTGGGGTATCTCTGCGGTCCAGCAGGGTACCCTGTTCCTGTATCTGGGGATTATATAGTTCGCCCAACAATTAATTTACTTGGAATGGGTAGATTTTCTCGTGTAGAAAATATTGAAAAATCTACAGATCATTTACATCCTGCCGAATTTTGGTCTGAAATTTTTGAGGGAACTCATTATAGTGTAGATTTTCATCACAAAAAATCAGAATTAGTTGTTGTTGGTGAAAAATCTAAAGATGATCCTTTGTATAAATGGAAAAGTTGGACTAGAATTGACATGGATTTCGAATTTCCTGAAGTTTTAAATGATGTAAAGGGCAACTACGAGTGGATAAATTGCGAATTCATAGGAGAAAAACTTATTGAAGTGCATTTTAGAAGAAATCCAAACTTTAGATACGGAAATAATGTTGCAATTCCAGTTTGGAAAGGAGAAAAAATAGAAGAAAATGATAATTTAACCTTTATAGAGGCAAAAGAATACCATAGAATTGGATTTTATATCGATTAACGGGATAGGAACCCCGTAAAAAGTTCTGATTTAACTCTAAAAATCGGAAAAAACGCTATGGGACAACAATCAGATCGAAACAGAGAGTATATGATGGATATGTGGGGGACAAATCAACTTGCAACTGACTATGGATCACTTAATAATTCCAAAAAACAAGTGATTTCTGAGATTATGAATGACGATTACTCTCAAAAAAGGCATAATTTGAGTGCTCAATCAGAATTACATCAGAAAATTAGAAATGATGATGATTATGATGATTGGGAGTATGGAACTGAACCCGTTTATGGTAGCAAAAGTTAAAATAAATCTAATAAATAAGTTATAATTGACCTCTATGATACAATAAATGCCTTTAGAACGTGTTAGTAGACCTTTTAAAGATGTCAGTTTAACGTTACAGAGTAATCCATTGACTCGTGACATACTGACAATCACCAATGAAAGGGCGATAGCACGTTCTATTCGTAATTTAGTACTTACTCAGAAAGGAGAAAGGTTTTTTAATAGTCAATTGGGATCTGAAGTTTCGAGACTTCTTTTTGAAAATCTTGATAGAAACACTTCTATTTTCATAAGAAATGAAATTGAATATGTAATCACAACTTTTGAGCCCAGGGTAACTCTTGTATCATTAGAGGTAAATCCAAATTACGATGAAAATCAATTCGATATAGTAATAACATATAAAATTATAGGAATTGATGTGCCAACTCAACAGTTATCATTCGCACTCACTCCAACACGATAATGTCATTAGTTAATTTTACAAATTTAGATTTCGAAGATATAAAAACTTCGATAAAAGATTATCTAAGAACAAATTCTAATTTTACAGATTACGACTTTGAAGGATCCAGTCTTTCTGTATTAATTGATGTATTAGCGTATAACACATATATCAATTCATATAATGCTAATATGATTAGCAATGAATTGTTTCTTGATGGTGCTACTCTTAGAGAAAATGTCGTTTCTCTCGCAAGAAATATTGGTTATGTTCCTAGATCTAAAACCTCAGCAAAAACAAAAGTATCTTTTTCTGTAGATATATCTGGTTTAAATGTTAGACCATTGACAATAACTTTAAAAAAGGGAATTTGTTTTACAACTTTAACCACTTTTGGTAGAGAAAGCAATTCGTTTTCAATTCCAGAAGATATTACCGTTCCAGTTAAAGATGGAATAGCGTCATTTGATGATATTACAATTTACGAAGGGACTTTAATTACCCAAAATTTCACCGTAGACTCAACGAATTATCAAAGATTTATTTTAGATAACCCTGGAATAGACACGTCAACTATATCAGTAACAGTAAAAGATAATGCACTTTCAAGCGATACTAAAGTATTCAAATATATTGATAGTATTGTAAACATAGATTCAACATCAAAAATATTTTTAATTCAAGAAATTGAAGATGAAAGATATGAATTACTTTTTGGTGATGGATTATTTGGCAAAAAACTTCTTAACGGAAACTACGTTACAGTTTCATATGTAGTAACAAATGGTGAAGTTGCAAATGGAATATCAAACTTCACTTATGCTGGAAGATTAGTTGCAAATGATGGTAGTATAATCAATTCTCAAATTTCTTTGGTTACTTCCAATGGACCAACAAGTGGTGGACAACAAATTGAATCTGTAAGTTATATCAAAAAATACGCACCAAAAATATATTCAAGTCAAAATAGAGCAGTTACTGCAAATGATTATGAAGCACTGATTCCAAAAATATATCCAGAAACGGAATCCATTTCTGTATTTGGTGGAGAAACTTTAGAACCACCAGAGTATGGAAAGGTTTTTATTGCAATTAAACCTACAAATGGATTCTTTCTTTCCTCTGCAAGTAAAGAATTTATCAAATCAGAATTGAGAAAATATTCTGTAGCAGGAATTGTTCCTGTGTTTATGGATCT